TCCTTAACAATCCAGTAGTACCCACCGGCACGCTCAATCTTGCATTGGTAGTCTTTTTGAGCCTCGGACTGTCTATCCGCGCCTATCTTGATTTCAATGGCCACCTTGTAACCTTTAATCAGTGCATCAACATCAGCAATCCCTTTGACCTGGGTTGATGGTCGGTAAAAGCCACCGCCCTTCTTGAACTTATCCCTAACCCAAGTGCCTTGGTTGTTGATGCGTGTAGCGAAATGGCCACTAAAGTTTAGGAAGTCCACGACCGCCTTTGTCAGTCCATTGGCTGTGCTGGTCTTGTATTCCTTGGTCGGTCGGAAGGAATCAGGGAATTCAGGGTGTCGCTTACGGTTATCTTCGATGCTTAACTGCTTTAAATGGTCTAACGGCTTCATTTTCAGTGATGGTGTTAAAGTTGTAGATTAACATTAACATGAACTTTAACGCAAAGATTAACATTTTTTTTCTCTTGTAAGCCTATGTGTTTCACTCTATTATATTTTTTTTTTTTTTTTTTTTATATATAGATTAACAAATCACAAAAACTACGGATACTATTTGTTTTTAAAACTCATGGAGTTTTTGCGTTTTAGACCTTAACAATTAACATTTACCAATAAAAAACACGCTATCAGTTAGTTAGCGTGTTAAAGTATGTTTTCTGTTAAAGTTACATCAGAACGGCTGTTCAGGTTCGGGATCAGGTGGAATCTCGTAGTTTTGGACAAAATCAGTCCTCAAGAAAGTGTAATACATGCCGACTTTGGTATTGATTTCATGGGTGTCAATTGGTCTATATCTGCCGTGAACCGCTTTATAACCCATGTCCTGAGTCAAGGTTTTGCGTAGGTAACCAGGTCCCACATTATTATTGAACTTAAAGAACTTATCCTTCAGCTCGGTTAAGGTAGCTTGGAACTTATCAAGTCCGCTGGTATAGAAGTAGTCGGCTATCATCAGGGTAAAGTCCTTACGGAGCTGGGATTGGCTTTCGTTCTTAACCTTCAATAGTGATTCGTTATGTAGTTCCTCGGCCGTGAACACCATCCTTGAGCGTTTGGTATCGACCGCTGGTTGGTTGATTAGGTAGCGTAGGAATGCCGGAACCTCGTTGGTAAGGTCGTTTTCGATGTTGGTGTTGATCGTGGTAATTTGCGGAACCTTACGAATCCAAAAACGGATTTCCTCTTCATCTATTCGCATGAAGTCCATTTCTTTATTTGTGCAAATGATGACCTTCCCAAAAAAAGGTACTGAATAATTGGCCACGAACTTTTGGTTGACCGATATGGTTTTGGCAGTGGCTATGGATTTAAGCTTCTCAACCGCGTGGGATTTGTCGATTACGGTCTCATCCAAGGCGATAATGTTCTTGGTGGCATAGGCTGAGTTGAATTGGGAGCCTAAGTCCTCAGGATTGATTTGGCAATAGTTTTGACCGAACATGATGTTCATCCAGTTCAGGAAGGTGGTCTTACCTGTCTGCCGTTCCTTGGATACTAGGCAAAGGATTGGCAGGGCTTGTCGTGGATTTTCGTAAAGAAGCTTGAGGTACTTGATGCCCATTTCGAGCTGTTCGCCGAAGATATGGCGCATCAGTCCCATGCTTGTTTTGATGTCCGATTCGCGTACAGTCCTGCTTGGTTCCCAAGGTTTATGGCTGAATGGGTGGTAAAGATTATAACAGTTATCTACCACCTCTGAATAATTCATGTTGTCGGGAACTATGCAGAAGTCATCGAACTTGGGGATGAGTGGCATGATTGCTGGGCCGTGATCCGACTTGATTTCCTCCTTCTTAAAGGCTTTGATTTGTTCTCGGAGTACATCATACCGGTCACGAACATGGGTGATTTTGTAGTAGCTATCGGCAACGCGTAGGAATGGAAGGTCTGTATACATGTATTTGACTCCGACCCAAGTCCAAGCTGCTTGAGCGTTTCCCTTGAACTTGCCGTGAGTAAGTATCTCGAACTTGGTGAAACTGTCTCCTATGGGCAGGTTTAGTGGATTCTTATCCAGCACCAACACAGTTGCCCCTTGCAGTTGGAAGCAAGGCTTTGAGGAACGCTCCGCAGCTATCTGATCATCGGAAAGCCATTCGATTTTGACCGATTGGAATGATTCCTGCCAGGATCGTTCTTGGTCCCAATAGTTGACCGGGTTGGTGTGTTTGTGGCTCATAGGCTGACTTTGATTGAATGGGGGTCGAAACTATTTATTTTGTCGCTAAGTCCCTTGGCTTGGAGATAATAATTTTGGATTGCTGGCAAGGATTGGTGAATTGTGGGGAATTCTATGCCTGCCGCATCGATGATTAAGCCGAGCTTTTTAATCACCTCGTAGTTTTGATCCAGCTGCCGTTTTAGGTCTTGGATTTGCAGTTCGTACATATGGCGTAACTCTTCCTCATCCATCTCTATTTCCTCAAGCTTTGCGGTTATGGCTCGTTCGAGCTGCTGCATCCAAAGCAGGTAAGATTCAACCGCATCAGGTTTGATTTGATACGCTTTGATGCGGTTACGGAGGTTCAGGAGTTCGCGGTCTAATGACATGGTTGAATAAATAAGCCCTGATAGGGGTTTCATCCATCGGTGGGCAGGTATAAGCGAAACCTATGTCCGTTGGAATCCACCCCATTCAGGGCTATTTAGTTTTAAGAAGTTGGGGAGCCGCTTATTTTCCCTGCTTCAAATGTAATCAGTCGAATGGTCTAAGGTGGTAATAACATGAGCCGTTAACTACTTTTTTTTCGACCTTATGCTCAAATGCTCTAGACATGTCATCAATCCAATGTATGTAGCGATAAACGCTTCTGATGTGGATGCCTGTGGATTGAGCGATCATCAAGGCTGTTTTAGGTGGGCCACTTTTAAGAATTGTGGCGATCACATTCATGGTCTTGATTTCCGCCATTACTCAACTTTTTTTTGTGCTTGTGGATTGTCATATCGAAATGGGTCAATTCCATAGGATGCGCCTTTGTATTCGATATAATCCCAATAAATGTCCACATTATGGGAATCCAATATGGATTCAATGGCGATGTGTTCCATGTTGACCGGATACCATGCTGTGTGACCATCCTCATATACGGTTACTCTGATGGCTATGATATCCCATGATTCTCTTTCGCCTGCAACGGTGTCAACATAGTAGGCCACCATGTCTTGAACTGGAATGATTTGAACTGAGTGAATTTTTGGTTGTTTCATGATTAGAAAAGTATTTAAGGGTTAATAATTAGAAAGGTACTTGGGTTTCAGCCTTGGAAATCTTCCAGGCGGTTATATCGGTATAGAATCGGTCCTGCCATTCGCGGGCTTCGATTTTGATTTCGCAGGATAGTGTATCACCCATGCGGAATTGTTTTAAGACTTCAATAAGCATGTCTGATTTGACTTGGATACATGCGAGCTTGGTAAAGCTGCCATCTTGGTACTCCAGCACGAAAGATAGTTTCTTCCATTCTTTGCCTGCTTTGGATGTTCCACTTTCAAGTGGAAGGATTCGGGTTAGTTTTCCTGTAAGGTTCATGATTTATTGGATTAATTTAGGTTGATATTTCTGTAGACTACACCATCAGGCCATTCCCTGTCATAGGATTTGGAATAAAGGTCAAGTATTGTTTTAGGGTATTTTGTGATTGGTTCCATGTTTTCAAAACAAAAAGCATATACAAGTGGGCATTTTTCAGAATCATACCATTCAATGAATTTAGGTATTAACTCAATTTCTGACTGTTTGATATTGGCTGTTCCCTTCACCATGATCAGTGCTGATTTATCACCGAAATTCCAATAATAGTCAGGAAGATTTCTAATGGATGGATTTATATTGAAAAACCTTGGAATCGGATTTTTCTTCTCATCAAAGCCTAACCTTTGAAGGAAGTAATTCTTGCTTTTACAATATTCCTCGAATATTACTTCGGCTTGGTTTATACCGCTGTTTCTTTCTTTGTATGTGTTTTCTCCTGTCATAAAAAGTCATTCAATAAGAAACCCCCTCGGCTGGTGACAGACAGCTTTGGGGGTTAACTAGGTGGGGAATCACCAATTTCTTGCCTCATCTGTCACAATGATGGTGCTAAACTAATACAGATTTTCGCCAAAAAGTGTGTTTTGAATAACTGATAAGTCACCCCTTTAATGTATTTTTGAAGACTTCCCAATTTACATTTATGCCGTGATTTACAAAAAGATAGCTTTGAAGGACCGCCCATTTGTGGTCCATGTGTTTGTCAAGGCTACGGCTTATGAGGTTGCTACCAAGCTGAATCGTATCAGAAAAAAGGCGGAAAAGTTCGATCCGAGTGAGTTCACTATGGATGCCGACACCGATGCGCAGACTTGCTATTTGAGTCATTCGATGCCTGGTCAATATGCAGTCATGTTCACCAAGCTTGATTTGGAGACCATCGCCCATGAGGTTTGGCATGTGGTGATGGATCATGCCAGGTATATCGGTCTGAAGCATGATGACAGCAGCGAAGAGAGTTTCGCGTATTTGTTCGGTTACTTAATCAAAGAGATCTATGAGTGCAAGACAAATCCTAAATAAGTGGCTCACTGAGAATGATGCCAATGGTATAACCACCGGCATCGGTTTGGAGCGTGTCGCTCGGCTGTTTCTGAAGATGCATCCTGAATTGAAACTGTCTTATAAAACAGCTAGGGGTTATGTGGCAGATAGTAGATCAGGGCGAATTAAAGATTTTGACAGGAACATGGAATCGGTGGAAAAGGCTATTCTTGGCGATTCAGCCATAGGTGAGGCGGATTTCAGCGACCCTTTGAATATGGCTGTTGAGTTTCCAGGCAGTTGGTCGGAGATCAATGAGCCAGTGGTGATCCAGGGCGTGACCAAGCTGGGTGTCTGTAATGACATCCATTTACCGTATCATGATAAGTTCGCCGTTCAGGCTTGCTTTGCCGAGTTTAAAAAGCGCAAGGTTGATGGGATATATTTGAACGGTGATATTATGGATTTGGAGGATGTGTCGCGGTTTGAAAAGATGCCTGATGGCCGATACCTTCGCGATGAGATTGAGGTCGGCAGAAGCTTTGTGAAGTCGCTTAGGAAGTTGTTTCCGAATATCCCAATTTATTGGAAGGATGGCAACCATGAGAAAAGGCTTGAGGCTTATGTGGCCTCTAAGGCACCGGAGCTGGTGAAGTTATTTGGGATGGATATACCTACTCAATTGGAATTGGAAGAGCATGGAATTATCCATGTTCCTGAGCATAAGGTGGCCAAATTCGGTAAGCTTTGGATAGCGCATGGCCATGAGTTGGGATTGAAAAGCGGCACGGTTAACATCGCCAGGCAGGTCAGGATGAGGGTTGGTGTGAATGTGATGTTTGGCCATTGGCACAAGAACCAGCAGGATAGTTCACGGAACCTTGCTGATGAGGTCCACAGTGCCTGGGCCATCGGTTGTCTCGCGTATTTGAAGCCTCGTTATACGGGAGTCTTGAACCAATGGACCCAAGGCGGAGCGACTGTGGATTTGCATGAAGATGGGAGCTTTACGGTCAATCAGTTTCAGATTGCCGATGGAGTAGTCATGTGAGCCTGACTCGGTAACCGTTGGCGAATTTTCGCATCCATTTCTCCTTACCGTTCTCACCGATTATCCCATAATAGGCGATTCGGCGTTGCTTCCAATCAGGCGAGACATAAGTGACCTGGTAGGGCTTGTTTGGGATGATGTTTTTGGATAGGCTTTTATCGAATATCACAAAGTCGCCAATGGTCAGATTTTCCCAATTCTTGTTTTTGTGCATTAGGAATATCTCCAGCAGTTGCTTATGATATAGCTCGACAACGGTCAAGGCTTCGTTGTATTCAGCGCGTGATATCATTTTTTGACTGGCCTCCCTCCACCGTGTTTCTTGATGTTGGTCAGACAATCGGTCAGGAACTTGGGGTCTTTTTTGATACCGTTGCGCCTGCGATAAGACTTGATTTTGGCGGCATCCACCCCGATATGATTGGATATTTCGCGATCTGATAGCATGCCGTTCCGTATGATGAAATCGACTTGCTTTTGTGTCCAACGGTGGTTCATCGGCATACCTCGCATTCAAAGCCGTATTGATGGCCTCTGTCAATGATCTGATTGAATTTGTCAAGCTTCGCTCCGCATAGACAGCGACCTGTCTCGATGATGCGTTTGCGTTCAGCTTCGTGCCTGCGCTTCCAATAGAAGCCTTTGTAGGCTGTTTTAAAAGAAGATTTCATTGCGGTAGTTGTTTAGTTTAGTTATGAATCTATCAAGTTCAGTGAGGGCGAAAACCACATCCTCGGCAACCTCTTCGCGTGTAATGTGTAGAATCCAAATGGGCTTCTTGGTCAGGCGAGGGTCATAGCTTACGAAGTCCACCCATTGGAGGTCGGGATTGACCATGAAATAGCACCAAATCTGCTCCTTGTATTCGTTTGGAATCTTGCCTTGGCGGATATATTTGATATGGGTCTTGGTCTTTGGGCATTTGATTTCCACGGCACCAGTGGTTCCGATATAGCCATCAGGAGACATCATCAGGAGCGGTTCTTCATAGGATTGAATCAGACAGGGATGGTCAATCTCATAGCCAGTGATGTTGGCGTATTCCTGGATTGCTAGTGGTTCCATATCTAAGCCTCGCTGCATGTCCTCCGACATGAAGTCATCCTCATCCATTAGCCCGACTTCCTCTTCGGCTATGATTTCATCGATTAGTGCTAGGTTATCCTTGGCTAAGACTTTCTTCAGGCGCGACCCGGTGATTTTACCGAGTCGCAGTTGGAGCCATTCGTGGGTTCCTTGTTGGCAGTTGTGTATGATCATAGGTTTGAGATGATTTCTTCTAATTGTGAATAATAGTCATCAATATGGTGTTTGATGATGGTGCCATCTTCAGTAACCTCGGTTAGTGATAGGCATTTCCAAGAGCATTCGGAATAACCTGATGCGAACTCGGAAGGGGCGTAATTTGACCATGAAAGGTCAACAAGGGCGTTTATTACTCGGAAGTTATCCAGTTCGATATCTATTTCACGGATCATGCTAAACCTCCCTTCTTTGCATCCTTTGCCTTGATTACATCGGGGTGACCCTGTTCATCCTTGCTTAAGGAAGTATAAAGCTTCTTGAGTTCATCCAAGGTGGTGCAGGCGTTTATAGCTGCGATGGCCTTGGCAGGGTCGATGGTCACTGACTTGGGTACAAAGTCACGAACGCGCAAGGCATCCACATCCTCACCGAAGGCACGGATTTTACGCGCATAGATTTGGATTTTCTTGCCGACCCATTGCTCCATATAAGGAGTTTGATGGACTTTGCTGATGACCTTGGCATTGGTGCTGTTCAGGATCATCGGCTTCACTGGCTCCATGAAATGGATGACCAGGCAATCCTGTTTCTTTCCATCGGTATTGGCTACCTGCTCAAGTCCTGATGATTTGATGGTAAGGATTAGTTCCTCACCTGGTTGAAGCGCATAAGCTCCGATGTAGTCGGGATTCTTCAGTTGCTTCCAGTGCGTTAGTTTTTGGTTGTCTGACATGGTTTATAAGTTTGGTTGAATGTTGTTTTAGGTTTTGAGAATTCGCGGCCGTTTTTGATGTAGTAGACCCAATCGCCGATGATGGCTGTGGTCATCACTATTTGACCGCTGAAACGGTTATAGTAGCAGGCGTTGAGTCTTACATCCATCGTTGCTGAAGTTTGGAGCGTTCATTGAATCCCACATTCCAAGTCTCATAGATTAGCTCGATGAGTTCAAACTCTGCCATAAAAGGAAGCTTGACTTCGTGCTTGATCATGATTTCCCTCATCTTCTTGAATTGAGGTGTAATCAATCCATCAGGTTGGGTGGACTGTTGATTGGATTCGGACTCGCTTAAGGTGGTCTGCACACTGCTTGTCAGTGTTTGGTCCGTTGATGAGCCAGTAGGCTCTGAGCCTTTCGATGAGGCTCCAGTTGATGTTGGTTTGGATGGTGTCATTTTGTTCTGTTTTGATTGGTAGTTTTTGAATTATTTTGCTGTTAAAGTCCTCGATGCTCATTTTTCTCTAAGGTTTTTAGGAAGAAATAAACGGATACACACATCATGACAAGTGCCGTGATGATTTGATCTTGGTCGGCTGCGGCCATTGCTAGGAATGCGGCAGCGAATGCGGTGATTGCTTTCATGTGTTTGGTTGGTTGTGGGGGGTGGTTAGCCCCCCGGTTTGATTATTGTTTATCTCTTTTTTTCATTTCTAATGCAAACATCACCAAGTAAAGCATTTTGTTTTTGTTCCATTCTTCAGCAGTAATGCCAAGTGCTTTTGCCGTTTCAACTGATAACAAAATGAAATCCTTGTCAGTAACGATTGATTCAAGTTCGTTGAAGTAGGTGTTGATTTGAGTTGTCATTGTTTTTAGTTTTAGTTGTTGTTTGATGAGGCAAATATAGTACAATTTTGTACACACACAATAAAAAACCCTATATTTTTTTATTTGGCTGATTATCAATACAATTATTTTATTTGCTTGTTTATTGTAACTACAATTATATACATTTGCGCCCATGTCAAAGTTAAAGGAACTGATTAAAAGCACTGGCCTCAAGAACGAGCATATAATAAAGCGCACAGGTATACCGCGCAATAAGTTCTACCATGCCATGAAAGCTCCAAAATTATTGTCGCTGGATGAGTTGGATAGATTATCTTTCGCCCTTCAAATCGAAAAGAAGGTACTCATTAAGTTAATCAATGATTGAGACAAAACTACCCGACCTGATTCTTGACTCTATGGAGCTTGGAATGAACAAGAAACTGATGTTATTGGCCACCGGTATAGATGAGGAGACATTCAATTATAAGGTGGAATATGACAAGTTTGATGAGGAATCAGCCAAGAAACTGAGGCGAATCATCAAGGAATGGCGGAAAGCGAATGCAATATTTTAAACCATAAAACAAAACCAAATGATCTACAAAATCGCATGCGGCGTACTGCTGCTAGGGGTGATCTTCCTGGGAACGCGACTCAAGGTCGCTGAAGACCATACCCAACAACTAATCGAAGACCTCACGGACAAGCGAGGCGAATGTATTCAATGGAAGGACAAGTACAACAATCTGAATGCCCAGGTGGATACGCTCCTTGAGCAGAACACCGAGCTAATGATGGCTAATCAACAATTAATTAATCAAACCCCTGAAACCATTATCAAATATGTTAAAAAGACTAATGTTAATCGCCGCGCTTCTGAGCAGTTCGTTCAGTTACTCACAAAGCGTTATGTCATCGAGCAGTGATAGCCTGATCTACACGCCTCAATACTTGTTTGAACTGATGGTCGCTGACTTGGAACAATGCGACCTGGATCGTATCGAACTGAAGAAAGCCAAGGCGGAACTGGCCATCATTTATGTGGACCTTGCCAAGAGTCAGTCAGCTCGCGAAACCTTGAAGCAGCAAATCAATTCCATGAGTGCTTGGAATGATTCATTATCCACAGCCAATATGAACATGGCATTGGAGAACCAGCGCGCCATGGACAAGCTTAAGCGCGGTCGCAATTGGTGGAGGTTCGGTAGTTTCTCAGGTTGGTTGGCAGCTGTTGCAGTTCATTTCAACTGGAAGGAATCTTGGGTCAACTTCGGAAAATAGCTCTAATCACTGGCATCACAGGTCAGGATGGAGCATATCTGTCCGAACTGCTGCTGTCCAAAGGTTACAAGGTCCACGGCATCAAGCGCAGGGCGAGTAGCCTGAACACGCAGCGAGTCGATAGGTTCTACGACCATCCTGATTTTCACTTGCACTATGGCGATGTCACTGACTCGGCCAATATGAT